CCCAACCCAAAATCTAACAAGGAGTTAAAGCTAAATGGCATCATCCATTACAGGTACAGGCAATCTTGCCGCTGCGCCTACCGCGTATTCAGGTACCAACACACAGCTGACTCAGGCGATTCAGACCATTTGGTCAAAGGAAATTCTTTTCCAGGCCATGCCTATCCTTCGCTTTGAGCAGTTCGCAGTAAAGAAGACAGAACTTGGTGTTGCACCAGGTCTCCAGATTAACTTCATGCGTTACAACAACCTCGGTTTTGCATCTTCACTAGTTGAAGGTGTTCGCATGCAGACAAACGCACTAACAGCACAGCAGTTCTCAATCACAGTATCAGAGCATGGTTATGCTCTTGCTGTTTCAGAGCTATTGCTTAACGCTTCATTTGATGACGTAATGGCTTCAGCCTCACGTCTTCTAGGTCGTAACATGGCTATCTACCTTGACCAGCTATCACGCGACACACTATACGCAGCAACATCAACAATCTACGGTGAAGACCGCTCAAACCTCTCAGCAGTTAATAACTGGTATGCAGATGGTACAAAGGGTACATCACGTGCTTCTATGACAGGTGCATTTAACTTGACACCTAAGACAGTCAAGGATGCAGTAGAGACACTTGCTACAAAGAACATCCCTCGCCTAGGTGAGACATATGTTGCGTTCATCCATCCACACCAGAGCCGTAAGCTTCGTGACAATCCAGAATTCATTGAAGTCACAAAGTACGCAGCTCCAGGAAACTTCATGCTCGGTGAAATCGGCCGCCTATACGACACAGTATTCATTGAGACCACACAGGTTCTCAAGGTTGCTGGTGGTGCAGGTACTGGTTACTCAGCTGATACAGCTGTTGCTAACCCAACAGTAACTGCTGGTGGAGGCTACACAACACCTGCTACATTCACAGGTAACGGTGCTTCAGACCGCTATTCAGCTATCTTCATTGGAGATAACGCATTCGGTCACGCAATCTCTCTTCCAGTTGAACTCCGCGATGGCGGTATTCTTGACTTCGGTCGTGAGCATGCGCTTGCTTGGTACTCAATCTTCGGACTTGGTCTAATCACTGACCAGTCTGTAGTTATTGCAGAAACCAACTAATAACTTAATAGGTTGGGGGCCCTTCGGGGCCCCCAATCAACCATTCACAGCCACTAATTAGGAGAATACAAATGGCAACAAAGAAGCCTACCGATGTAACTGGTCGTATGCGTGAGCAGCAACTAGAAGAAAATTTAGAAGTTTTGCAGGAGCGAGCAGCCGAGATGTCAATGGCATCAGCTACCGCAGCTCTAAAACTTGAAACAGAAGTTATTGATGCAACTATCCCAGACCGTCAAACTATCATTGTTGATGAGGTAATCACCGTAGGTGAGTCCTCAGATAGCGTGGAAATCCGCGTAATTGAAACAATTGAAAACATGACCCTTGGAGCAGGCAACAACTATAACTTTAAAGCTGGTCAAAAGTACAAAGTAACTAAGCAAGTAGCTCAGCACCTTCGTGAAAAGGGCTATCTAGCGGGCGTTATTTAAGACTACTGTTACAGACAGGGGGCGGGCTTTCGGGCCCGCTTCTTCGTTTGTAGAGATTTTTTATTAAATTACCGTCATCATTATATACACCGTAATGTAGGGAGTTCATATGGCTTTGTTGGCTGACTTGCTCTCTAGAGTCCGTCTAGAGATTGGCGACCAGCAAAAGCAGTTTACTTTTACTGCTACTGGCGACGGGGCTACTAAAGACTTCTATTTAAATGTAAAGCCCGTTGAGCTTACTAATCTTTATGTAACTGTGGCAGGTACTGCTATCGCGTACCCAGCTGGGTACACGCTTGAAGGCAACCTTGGAGTACTTCACTTTGTTACGGCTCCAGCGTCTAACGCAGCCATTAAAGTCACAGGAACAGCAAACCGCTACTTCTTAGATAGCGAGCTGACAACTTTTATTAATACCGCGGTCACTCAACACACTAACAACCGCACAGACTCTTTCGGTAGTTTAGTAGACCTAGCTGCTATCCCTCCCGTTGAAGAGTACCCACTTGCCATCTTGGCAAGCATTGAGGGTCTATGGGCCCTTGCTACAGACGCCGCATTTGATATTAACATCACCGCCCCAGACGGGGTAGTTATCCCACGCTCACAGCGCTATCAACAGCTAACTGGAATTATTGCCCAGCGCATGGAGCAGTACAAGCAGCTTTGCTCTGCATTAAACATTGGTTTGTGGCGGCTTGAGATGGGCACATTGCGCCGTGTTAGCCGTCATACTAACAAGCTTGTCCCTATCTATCTTGCTCAAGAGATAGATGACGCCCGCAAACCAGAGCGCGTTTACATTCAAAATGACCTTAATGGACGCAAGCCTCTACCAGGCTATTCTGGAATATACGACATTGCTTTATACCAAGGAGACTCTTGGTCAGCAGAGTTTGACTTCCCATTCGACGTCTCTGCTCTTACTTTTAAAGCTCAAATCCGTACGTATCCAAACGCTCCGCATTATTATGCAGAGTTTGGGGTTTCAGTTCTTGACGCTGCAACTGGAAGAATTAGACTCACACTAGCGCCATCGGTTACTAAGCGCCTTCCAGTAAGGGCTTTTTGGGATTTGCAAGCCACAAGCGCAACCGACTCAAGCTTTGAACAAACTTATGTTAGAGGTCAAGTTTTTGTCACTCAACAGGTAACATTGGATTAACATGTCTACATCAATCCCAGTAAATAGCCCAATTGTAGTTACAGTTACTCCACAAGCTTCCCCAACTGTTAACTTAAACCAAATTACAGTTGGCCCCATAAACCAACCTGCCATCGCGTACACTCATACTCAGGGAACTTCGTCTGCGACGTGGGTAATCAACCATAATTTGGGTTGGAACCCAAATGTAACAGTACAAGACTCAGCTGGAACGACTGTAGAAGGCAATGTTAGCTACACAAATGTAAGTAGTTTAACTATTACTTTTTCAGGCTCTTTTAGCGGTAAAGCGTACCTTTCCTAAGGAGAAGATAAATGGCACGTAAGTTTTTAACGTCGATTGACTTAGTCAAGAACGAGCTTCAAAACGCTCGTATTCAAAACTTAGCTACTGACCCATCAAGTCCCGTAACAGGCCAGGTTTACTACAACACTGCCTCCAATGAAATGCGCGTTTACAACGGCACTATTTGGGAAGCTGTTGGACTTAATGGCGTAACCGCAGATGCCGCGGAACTTAACATCCTTGACGGAGCAACGCTTACCACCACAGAGCTTAACTACGTTGACGGAGTTACCTCAGGTATTCAAGGTCAGCTTGACCTAAAGGCTCCTCTTGCTAACCCTACTTTTACAGGCACTGTTTCGCTGGACTCTTCAATTGTATTTGAAGGCTCTACTGCAGACGGTAACGAGACTACGCTTACCGCAACTGACCCAACTGCTGACCGCACAATCACTCTCCCTGATGCTAGCGGAACAGTAATCCTTACTACAAATAAGGTTACAGATTTAACAGCTCCAACCAGCTCGTTCTCAATGAACAGCCAGACTATTACTTCTCTTGCTACGCCTGTAAACGCTACAGATGCAGCTAACAAGCAGTATGTAGATGACGTAGCTCAAGGCTTAAACATTCATGCAGCTTCCCTTGCAGCTACTACAGCAGCTCTCAATGCTACATACGACAACGGGACTTCAGGCGTTGGTGCAACCCTTACTAACGCAGGTACACAAGCAGCATTTGTTACTGACGGGGTAACCCCAACAGTCGGTGCACGTATTCTTGTTAAGCACCAGTCTACTGCTGCCCATAACGGTATCTATACTGTTACTAACACAGGTAGTGGCTCTAGTAACTGGGTGTTGACTCGTGCAACAGATTTTGATTCAGCGGTTGAAATCGCTGGTGGTGACTTCACATTCGTTGATACAGGTACAACTTTAGCTAATACTGGCTGGGTTAACTCTACAGAAGTAACAAGTGTTGGAACAGACGCTATTGAGTTCGTACAGTTCTCAGGTGCTGGAACCTACACAGCCTCTAACGGCGTAACTCTTACAGGAACTAACTTCACGTTTACTCCGCTTTCAACAGGTGGTTTGCAAACAGCTTCTGGTGGCGCATCTATCAAACTTGCTACCAACTCAGGTGCTGCTACAGACGGCGATGGCTTTGCAATTGGTGCTGGAAACGGTATCACCGTTGGAACCAACACAATTTCTGTTGACGCTTCCGTAGTAGCTAGAAAGTACTCAACAACCCTTTCTACCTCAGCTACCTCATATACAGTAACCCATAACCTAGGGACACTAGATGTTCACGTTCAAGTTTATGAAGTGGCAACTGGAGAAGAAGTTATTGTAGATAACGCCCGCGCCACAACAAACACTATAACTCTTGGCTTTGCGTCTGCACCGACATCTAACGCCTACAGGGTAGTTGTAATCGGGTAATATACATGAGTACAAAAGCATTAGTACCTCTAAACGTACTGGCTAAGAGCAGCGAGCCTGTTGGCCAACGAGCGGGGAGGATTTCCACTTTCTACATCTGCAGGGGCTTATACAGGGTCTTATGATGGAGGAGTTGCATAATGGCAGTTAATATTTTACTACGCAGAGGAACTGCGGCTGAGTGGACCTCTGCAAACCCAATTCTTCTTGAAGGTGAAGTCGGTGTAGAGACTGACACCAAAAAGCTTAAAGTTGGAGATGGCCTTACAGTCTGGGCGTCTCTACCTTATATCACTCTAACTCCAGCAGCTGCAGCAACCCTATACGCCCCACTTGCTAACCCTACTTTTACTGGCACAGTATCCCTTGACACTGGTGTCAACCTTGTATTTGAAGGCGCAACTGCTAATGCTTTTGAAACGACACTAGCAGTAACAGACCCTACAGCAGATAGAACCCTAACTCTTCCAGACTCCACAGGGACAGTTGCTACACAAGAATACGTAACAACTGAAATAGGAACGCATAGCTCAGACACAACCTCAGTACATGGAATTGCAGACACAGCAGACCTTGCTACAAAGACTTATGCAGACACGGCTGTAAGCACACATAGCTCAGATACAACTTCTGTGCATGGAATTACAGACACAGCAGAGCTTGCTACAAAGACTTATGCAGATAATGCGGCTGCTACAGCAATTTCTACATCACTTTCCACACACACTCTAGATACTGTAGAGGTGCATGGAATAGCAGACACTAGCCTTCTTGTAACAACAACTGGAACTCAAACTCTTACAAATAAAACAATTACCACTCCAGCTGGCCTAGTTAAATCAGATGTAGGCTTAGGCAACGTAGATAACACCTCAGACGCAAATAAGCCTGTCTCAACAGCGCAACAGACCGCTCTTGATTTAAAAGCCAACCTTTCAGGCCCTACATTTACAGGGACAGTTGGCGGAATTACAAAGTCTATGGTTGGCCTAGGTAATGTTGATAATACAGCGGACGCTGACAAGCCGATTTCAACTGATACACAGACAGCCCTTGACCTTAAGGCCCCAAAAGCTGACCCTACCTTTACAGGAACATTAGTACTACCTTCAACAGTAAATGGTCCAAGCATTAGCACATCAGTTAATTTGTTGTTCCCAACTCAAGGTGGTCACATTACCCTTGGTGGGTCACAGACTACTGGAAACCTTACACTTGGTGGAGGAGCAACTAGAACAACTGGTGTAATTGGAATTGGAACTGGTGCAACAACATCTGGAACAAAGACAATTAATGTTGGAACTGGCTCAACAGGCGGAACTACAGAAATTACAATTGGCTCTTCAAGCGGAGCAACATCTAATATTACGTTAAATGGCTCAGTTACAGCAGCAAATAACCTTGTTGTAGAAGGAGACTTTACTGTAAACGGAACTAACTTCTCAGCATCAGCAACTTCTATCACAATTGAAGACAACATGCTTCAGCTTGCTCACCAAAATGCAGCAAATACAGTAGACCTCGGTCTTGTAGTTGCGTATAACGATGGTGCTGCAAAGCATGCAGGCCTTGTGCGAGACGTGTCAGACTCTACATGGAAGCTCTTTAAAGGCGTAACAACAGAGCCTGCAACAACCGTTGACTTTACCCAAGGGTCACTAGATGACCTTGCAGTGGCAGGGCTAACTGCAAGCTCACTTACAGTTGGGTCAGTTTCAAGCACAGAAATTGGGTATCTTGACGGCGTTACGTCAGCGATTCAAACACAAATCAATAATAAAGCCCCAATTGCTAGTCCAACCTTCACTGGAACTGTGACAGTTGCCGCAGATGGAATAGCCTTTACTGATGGCACACAGACTGCAGAAGGCGTACCATCACGCACTCCTATTATCCAAAAGACAGCATCTTATACGCTTTCATCATTGACTGAAAGAGATGACCTAATTGAAATGAGCTCATCCTCAGCCATGACGCTCACCATACCTCTAAACTCAGCAGTCGCCTTTCCAGTAGGAACATCAATTGACATTCTTCAAACCTCTACAGGACAGGTAACAATTGCTGGAGACGCTGGAGTAACAGTAAACGCAACTCCAGGATTAAAGCTAAGAACTCAATGGTCATCTGCAACTCTTTTTAAGAGAGCAGAAAACACCTGGGTTGTCTTTGGCGACTTGACAGCTTAAGAAAACACACAGGAGAATAAAATGGGTAAAAGAGTTGGAAAAAAGTCGCAGGCTTCAAACGACTTTTTAGAGCCATTAGCGCCAATAAGTGTATCTGCTTCAAACGTTGGAACAGACAGAGCGTATAATGATGGAGCAGCGGTTGTTTCATTCTCTTTACCAGCACTTTCCCCTGCTGCCACTTCTTTTACAGTAACAGCAAGTAGCGGCCAGACAGCAACTGGGTCATCTTCTCCAATTACAGTTACTGGTATTCCTGTCAGCGCCTCTGTAACGTTTACAGTAACAGCGACAAATGCTGCAGGAACTTCTGCTGCCTCTTCTGCCTCCTCTGCTATAGCTATTACAACAAGACCACAAGCACCACAGTCAGTTTCGGGGTCGACAGTCTCTGCAAACGTTAACAGAATCAGCTGGACCGCTGGAGCCGACGGCGGTAGCGCAATTACCTCTTACACAATCACTGGCTCTGACGGCACAAGCTACACAGGCATTTCAAGCTCAGCAGTAACTTATGATGCTGCGGATAGCACACCATCTTCTACTTCTCCAGGTTCACAGACGTATAGTATTGTCGCTATTACTGCAGTAGGCACCTCAGACGCAGCCTCAACAAGTACTGTTACTACTATTGCTCCGTTCTTCCCACCGTTCTTTCCGCCATTCTTCCCCTTCTTCCCGCCCTTCTTCCCGCCGTTTTTTCCATTCTTCCCGCCCTTTTTCCCGCCGTTCTTCCCGTTCTTCCCGTTCTTTCCGCCGTTCTTCCCACCATTCTTCCCGTTCTTCCCACCATTTTTCCCACCGTTCTTCCCACCGTTCTTCCCATCCTTCGGAAGCTGTACCTATTCATGCCCATCAGGGTGCACCCCATGCGGTTGCTTCTGTAACAGAGGAACATGCATCTGCTAAGTTAGAGACTGGTGTGATACTCTTAGGCCCTGAAAGGACTAAAAATGAAATATTTAGTAATGACTGCGCCAGATGAAAACGGCATTTCTGAAGTTTTTTATTCGGTAATTATGCCTGAGGGGGTTGCCCCAGCAGGTTTAATAGAGCGCTGGGACCTGCTGGTAGAGTCTTCTCCAGTAAAGGTAGTGTCTACTGCGTCTGCAGAAAACCTAGGACTCAACGCGGTATGGGACGAGAAGTCTAAAACGTTTTCTGAGTCAAGCGACAAGCCGTTGCAGAATAGAAAGCCCCTAGATACAAAAGCCCATTCTTTTGTAATCAACAACGAAGTTATCAGTGTCATTGTAGATAATGAGCCAGAAGTGACTGGTCCAAAGTTTGATGCTGGATTTGCTGAGCCAGTAATCGTGAAGTCGGTCTCTGAAGACAGTGAGATAGACCTAGGATACCTTTGGAATGGGAATGAGTTTTTAGCCCCAGAGAGCCTTTAATATGTCTGACGCTTGGAAAGAATGGAAAAAGAACCAAGGGGAAGCTAGGCCGTGGCATTTGTTAGACCCAAATGCTAGAATAACCGACCAAGACAAGATAGATAAAAGATACGACCTGTGCAAAAGCTGTGAGCATTTTATAAAGTTAACGACACAATGCACCCAGTGTGGATGCATAATGAAGGTAAAGACCACGCTACTTATTGCAGAGTGTCCCATAGGTAAGTGGGGTAAAGAAGAAAATGCACAATGAGAACGAGAACGCTTGGTTTACAAAAGATAGGTCAGAGACCGCGTCAAATAGGGTACCTGAACGAGCGCTAGATAATAAGGTAAGTGTTAAAAACTTAGGTTTGGGCTTACACGTTTATCAAAATACCTTTTCTAATGAGGATGCTGCAAGGTACATCAGCACCCTTGAGTCTAACCTATCAACGGGTGGCAAATATAAATGGTCAGAGGCGCAAGTAACAAACTCTGCTGTTCCAGTTAAAAAAGCAAGAGACTGTGTAGATTTTAAGTATAAGCAAGAAAACCTTGGGCCTAGAGACGCCTCAAATGCAGAATTAATAGACTTGCATGAGGAGATATACCAAAAGCTTAAGTACTGCATAGACGACTATGCTAGGTACTGGGGCATTAACGTAGTCTATTATGAGGCCTTTAACTTTGTAAAGTATGAAGGTAGCGGAACCCACTTTAATATTCACGCAGACCACGGCCCAGCGTACAACTGCACAGTATCTGCTGTTATTTATATTAATGATGACTATGAGGGCGGGGATATAAAGTTCCCAAGACTTGATAATCTAGTTTATAAGCCAAAAGTAGGCGATATTGCGGTGTTCCCATCAAACTACATCTACGAGCATGCCTCCTTGCCAATGGTGTCAGGCACAAAGTACTGCGTTGTCGTTATGACAGACATTAATGAGTTAGGGCACAAGTAATGTCTTTGGTTGCCATATTTAGACCTTTTAGGCCGTGGATAAAAAAAGAAGACGTTTCTGCACCTGTGCCAACACAAAAAGAAATTCCAAATTGGTATAAAGACGCAGACAGGTTTGCAAAAATGCCAAACGGGGAGTACTACAAGGCGCCAAAAGAGGTTTGCCCTTTCCCTAAAGAAGGAACAACCGATGACTATGGAAAGATTCCTACATGGAAAGCGTGTCCTGCTATCTTGGACGCGTTTACAACTGGATACCTTTTTAAAACACCTTGCGATTTAGTATTTTATAAAAACAGCCAGGGGGTCATAGATGTAAAAATTGACGACCCTAACTATAAAGACTTTTGCACTCAACGGCCCCCAATGCCGCAGTTTGAACACCCAAAGGGCTATTACCAAAGCCATTTTGCTTGGAGCTCTCCTTGGGGACTAGAGCTTCCAGAGGGGTACAGCGCATTGTTTATGACCCCAATGAATAGATTTGACTTACCATTTTTAAATACTACGGGCGTTGTAGATTCTGATAAAGTTCATTTACTTGGAACCTTTCCTTTTTTTATTGCAGAGGGTTGGGAAGGCACATTACCAGCAGGGACTCCTTATCTGCAGGTGCTTCCTTTTAAACGAGAAGACTGGGAACACAAAATAGAAATTTTAGACCAGTCTACGATGTATGATAAAATGGTTAATAACATGAGGTTTTACCGACAGCCTGACGGCGGGGTATACAAAAATAGTGTTTGGTCAATGCGAGAATACAGATAAGGACTAATAATGCAAACATGGACGGAAAAAGTTGATTTAGGCAACGGCATTTTTTGCTATAAGGGCGTAATCAATAAAGATATTGATGTTATAGGTCGGATTGAGGCCAATCTTAAGCCCGTCGGGGATACGACTGGGTACGCCTGGCAACCCGCATATGTTGGGTATAAGCAGCTTATGCCAGAGTACAGAGACTGCAACGACTTTAAGTTTAAGAAGACAGACATTGAAAACGACAAGAGCCAGGTCAGTTTAAATCTGCAATCTTTGTGGCAAGACCTATATGACGTTAAATTGCCTGCGGTTCAAGACTACTCAAGGATGTATAACATTAACAACCTAAAATACTGGGAAGCCTTTAACTTTATTAAGTACGGCCCAGGACAGCACTTTATGGAGCATCACGACCATGGCTTCTCTTATAACTGTACCCTCTCTTTAGTTGCTTACCCAAATGATGATTACGAGGGTGGAGAGCTTTACTTTAGATTACAAAACTTAAAAGTTAAGGCAGATGCTGGGGACCTGTTCATTTTTCCATCAAACTTTATGTACCCACACCAAGCAATGCCAGTAACCTCTGGAACTAAATACTCTATTGTGACCATGCTTGACTACAGCAAAAAGTTCCACACCCCAGAAATGTATAGCGCAGACTTAGATTAATGTTTAATATCTCTGTTGAAAAAACACAAGGGGCTTTGTTTGAGATTCATCCTATGTCTATTAAAAGGGACTGGATGGACGCAACATCAGAGAACCATGCTTATAGATGTTTTCCAGTAACCCAGTCAAATGTAGTTGGCTGGAGCCTTTCTTGTTTAGAGGATATTGAATTTATTTGGGATGGGGTAACCGACCAAACCCCAGACCGTGTTCAAATATTTAGTCCAGAGGGGGCCTATTCTGGAAGAGGTCAGGCCTCCATAAGCTTAAATACTGGTCTAGTTTTTAGAACAGATGCGGATGTTAGTATCTTTACCATCAATCCAGTAAATTATTTTAGTGACAAGTTTGAAACGATGTCCTCTGTAATCAGTACTTCTTTTTATGACCACCCTCTGCCGTTAGCTATTAAAGCAAAAGCTGCAAATAAAAGAGTGGTTATTAAGGCTGGAACCCCAGTTGCCACAATTATTCCTATATCTTTATCAAACTTAAATGGGACAACTATTGAAATCGTTAATTACCAAGACCCAGATAAAAAAAGATTAGACGCAAACGTGTCCTACGGCATTGCTGCACAAAAAGTAAATACTGCTGGAAAATGGACAGATTGGTATAGAGACGCTGTAAACGAAAAAGGGGAAGCCCTAGGCTCTCACGAGGTAAAAACATTAAAATTAGGGGTAATAGACACAACAAAGAGAGATACAATATAAAAATGGATAAAAGCTCATACAAGGTAGTTCAAAGAACCCCATCTATAACTCCATCAGGCTGGTTTGGGGATAGCAAAGACATGATTGTTGAGCTAGAGAACTTTATGACCCAAGAAGAGATAGAGTTTTTAGAAAAAGCTGCTAAGTCTTTAACAATTTGGGATGTTACCGAGAGCCATACAAATGAGAATGGGACCGTCACCTATGACTCAGACTATTGGAAAGACAGGGTTGCGACTCAACCAACCTTAGATAAAAATGACCCAAAGATATCCCCGATAATCGCAGGGCTATTTCAAAGACTAAGGCCGATTATTGAAGATTTTTATAAGGTAGAGGTTATCCCGACTGGTACAACTATTGTTAAATGGCTTCCTGGGCAGTTTCAAAAGCCCCATGCCGATAAAGAGTTGCATGAGGGGCCTGATGCTGGAACGCCTAATGACTTTCCAAACTATGACCTCTCAAGTTTGTTCTATTTGAACGACGACTATGAGGGCGGAGAGCTGTACTTTCCGCTGCAAGGCGTACAGTTTAAACCTAAAAAAGGCGCTGCTTATTTCTTCCCAGGCGATAAGAACTATATCCATGGGGTTACTGAAATAAAGAGTGGCTTAAGGTTTACCTGCCCATTTTTCTGGGAAATCACAAAACATACTGGAGATAGACAGCCGTAACGACATGCTCATAAGGTATAGTAGAGCGTATGAAATCACTTTACGATATCCCGCTTAACTCTGCTGAGGGCTCTCCTGGCTTTTTAAGTCAATTTAAGGGTAAAGTAACGCTATTAGCAAATACCACAGTTGGCTGCGGCAACGCTAACCAAATGGAAGTCCTCCAATGGCTTCAAGATAAATATGGAGGCGATGATTTTCAAATAATTGCTATTCCTACCAATGACTACTGCGGGACAGGGGTTACTAAAGGCAAGTGGTCTCAAGGTATTACCTGTGGGGCTGATTCAGCAGATTACGGCAAAGAAGTATATGGAACTACTTTTCAATTTTCAGAAATGATATCCTCAATCCCAAATGAACTTGCTAATGAGCTTAGTGAGCACCGTGGAAACACAAATGTAAACGGACTAGGCCAACCCAACCAAGAACCACATGAACTGTACAAAGAAATATCAGAGCAGGTCCTTGCCTATGCTGCAAAACAAAAAGAACTTGGAATTCCAGATAGAAGTGGGTATTTGTCACCTTGGCTTAACTATCCTATTGCAAATGGCGCTAAACAAGGTGGAAACTTTGAAAAGTACCTTATTGATAAAGATGGATACGTGGCCGATTGGTTTTCGTGCACTGTGCTAAATTATGATATTGAAAAGACTCTTAAAGAAGAGTTACTAGCTAAAGGCACCCCTGCGGCTATGGGGGAAGGAAGAACCCCAGAAGTGTTTGATGAAGAGTACGCTCTTGTTCAACAAAAGATAGAAAAGCTTCTTGCTGGAGACAAATCCCTTATAAATAACTAGACGGAGTAAACGCACAATGAACTTAACGAACAAAAAAAGACTAACAAAAGACATAGTTGTTTATGAGAACTTTATAAGCAAAGAAGATTGCAAAAAGATGATTCAAGCCCTAGATGCTCAAGCAGACAGCGGAGCAATTTCTTGGATGCCAATATCATTCTATGAATCATATTCTTCAGTTTTACCTCAAGACAACGACCAAGAAGTCATTGACGCTGGGCTATCTCCAACCATATTTTCAGACATTGAAAAGGCAATGCCTGAAGCAATTGCTTCAGTCCACGACCTTGACCCAAAAACAATTTGTAAAATTGGATACCACACACAGAAGTGGGAGCCTGGAGCATACGCAAGAATTCACTCTGATAACACAGATGCCGAAGGTAATTCAGGCGCGTTTACAAGAAGCCGCTATGCGGGCTTTCTATACCTTAACGATGATTTTGAAGGTGGGCTTTTACGGTTCCCAGCACAAAACCTAGAGATTAAACCAGAGGTAGGGATGCTTGCGGTGTTTGATGGAGGGTTCAACAACATGCACGAAGTATCCCTTATCACAGGTGGGGTTAGATACACCATTGGTTCTTTTTGGGATGATAGAGAAGAGTCAGCGTACCCACAAGAGGTACGAGATGCATGGGCCGAAGAAATGAAAGCCACTAGAGCACAACAAGAAATTGAAAGAGCAGAGTGGCAGGAGCTGCTTAAGCAAGGGTGGAAGATAGATGCGTCTGGAAATAAGTACAAAGTAGAAGAGCTATAAATGATTGAGTCTTTTAAACAACAGTTAATAGATAGCGGTTATGTAGTTAACGATATTACTTCAGAGCTATTCTCTGTTGAAAACTTTTTATCACAAGACCAGATAAATACCTTTTTGGATATTATAAATAGTACCTCTCAAGAAGATTGGGAAGTTGAGTACCACTCAAACTTAAAAAGGTTTTGCATGCAAAAGTTTGGCAGAGACGACGTGGATAACTTGGTTGCTGAAGGTAAGTTTGAAGTTACTCAAAATTGGAAAGATAAAAACTTTAACATATTAAATCATAAGATATATAGACCACTATACGATGGTTTAAATTCAATGGTGGTAAAAGCCGACCCAGAATTAATTTTAAGTGGTTTTGCAACAATTCAAAGAATGCAACCAGGAGTAGAGTTAAAAGCGCATACTGACCAAAGAACAGACCCGTCTATAAAATACGCTACGATTGTGTATATTAATGATGACTACGCAGATGGCGAATTATTTTTTCCAAACCTTGACATCCAGTTAAAGCCCAAGCCAGGAACTATGTTATTTTTTCCAGGTAACGAGCAGTATGAGCATGGAGTTAAGCATGTAGGAGAAGGGCCAATAAGATATGTTCTTGTCGGGTTCATTAAAGAAAAAGACCACTATATAAAGAATAGATACTAAGGAGACACAAAATGGACAGAGAGATACTTGAAGAAAAAGTTTACTACTACACAAACGTAATTGAAGACCCAAAGAAACTTGTTGATGCAATTGAACAAGACAATGAGAACCCTTGGGGCGAATGGATGGCATGTAGTGGTGAGGCGTATGTCTATGGAACAGATAAGAGTATCTTTGCGGACCCGTCAGACATTCAGAAGACCTATATCTACTCTACATTACAAAAGGCTTTTGATGATGTAGCAAGAGATTACGCGGTAGCCCACGGCATCACAGATGAGCCTAAACTGTTTCCAATGTATCCAATTAAAAAGTATAAGGCAGGCACATATATGGGTGCTCACTTTGACCAACAAGAGGGCGATGGCCGTCTTAAAGTATCTTTTGTTATGTACTTAAACGATGATTATGAAGGTGGGGAGCTATCTTTTACCATTGCCTCTCCAGATGGCATATTGCAAAAAGCTAGCCCAAACCCAGATTTTGAAATCGCAAAGCAAGAAGGAAGCTACACTTTTGCTATCAAGCCAAAAGCTGGAAGCATTATTGTTTTCCCACCATCTCCGCCATATCACCACACGGCGCACTTAGTGAAGAGTGGCGAAAAGATAATGGTGCCTCAACACTGGATTCATTAACATTGAAAACAGCGATTGTAACTGGGGCAAGCAAAGGCGTAGGGTTAGCAACAGTAAAACGCCTGTCTGAAAATGGGTACAAGGTTATTGCTGTTTCAAGAAACCTCTCTAAAGTGTCTGAGCTTGTATCTGACAACGTTGAGGTATATAGCCTAGACGTAACAGACCCTAAAGCACTAGAGAACTTCTATCAACAATACAAAGACATAACTCTAGACCTTTTAGTTAATAACGCTGGTGGCGGCTCTAGCCCCACTAGTATTATTAATGAAACCATGGATAACTTTAGACGAGCCTACGATATAAACGTATCTGGCCCTATGTACCTTTCTCAATTATTTGTTCCTTGTATGCAACGGTCAGACTCACCAACAATTGTCTTTGTTACCTCTTTTGGAGGTAAGGTGCCCTACCGCGGTGGGGGAAACTACACAAACGCTAAAAGAGGTGAGCGCGGTCTAATTGAAACAATGAGGCTTGAGTTCCCTCAATTTGGTATTAAAATTACAGAAATTTGCCCAGCAACTATTGACACCCAAGAGCAAAAACGAGACTATGCCTTAACTGCAGAAGACTTAGCAGAGGCTATCTACTGGGTAGGGTCGCTACCAAGCCATGTTAATATAAACGAAATTGAAATCTGCCATATCAACAGTAGTAAGTATAACTAATCATGATTAACTACAAAAACAGTAAAAGTTCTACTTTTCAAGAATCATTTGTTATCTCTATGACTCAAGAAAAAAAGAATGGATTTTATGTAGAGCTGGGCTCGGGAGACCCATACGCGGATAGTAATACGTCCTTGTTAGAGTCTGAGTTTGGATGGAAGGGTCTTGCTCTTGAAATTGACAAAGAAGTGTCTGAAAAGTACAACTTATCTGACCGCAAGAACAAGTGTATTAACAAGAACGCCTTAAGCTTTGACTATCTTAGTCATTTTAAAGAAAACAATTTTCCAAAAACTATTGATTTTTTGCAAATTGATATAGATGGGCATGATGATGGGAACTGTCTTTTAGCCCTTGTAGCGCTACCTATGCTGCAATATAGATTTTCAACAATAATTATTGAGCATGATTTATCTCAAAATTATAAAAGGTACTCTATGAGAGATGCTCAAAGAGAGATTTTAAGCAGTTTAGGGTACAAACTTATTGGACAGACCTTAAGTGAAGATTGGTGGGTTGACCCAGAGTCTGTAAACCAAGAGGCTTACAGGTACGACATATTTAACGGGATACCGCACATTGGGGGGACCAAATGAAATTAATAAAACACGCTGAAGGTGTACACGAAATTGAAGAGTTTTTAGATGAAGAACTGAGAACGGCTTTTTTATCTAAGGCTAGCGAGAACGTAAACTGGAATACCTCACATATAGGGAACACAGTTAAAGATATGGGTGATGAGCTATACTTTAAGATATGGGATGTGTATAAAAATATTGAAACATTTTTTACTAATATAGGGTCAGTAATTTACTCTCGTGATTTACGAAGGCTAACAAATTCAGAGTTTATGTGGCCGCATGAAGACGGTGGAAACCCCGATGACCCACGAAAAATAGTCTTTGGGGTTGCTATTTATTTAAATGACGATTTTACTGGGGGAGAGCTAATATACCCAACTCTTGGTCTCAGTGTTACCCCGAAGGCAGGAAGCATGGTTATTCACAACGCCGACCTTAAACATCAAGTATTCCCAGTTTTAAAGGGAGAAAGGTATTCAATAACTACCTTTGTTTTTGGCGATGAATCTACTAAATTTGTCCCTATAATAGAAGAATGAAAGCATATACCCCAGGCGGGCGTTTTGACGCAGACTTTGAAACCACAGACCTTCTTGCTGGTATTGATGCTGACCTTAAGATGCCAGTAGGCACTAACGCTTTATGGTATATCTATAGCCCTTCTGCCACTGTACTAGACCCTATCTACGATACTGGCCAGGACCTCAGCGGGTCTCTTGGAGGAAAGCGTTGGACGGGGCCTTTCTCTATACCTGTAGTACGGGCAGTTATTGACCAGGGCTCGGCTAAAACTTCAGCAGTTGGTTACTACAATGCGGACACCCTGCACCTTACCTTCAACATTGAAGACGTTGCCAAGTACGCCCCTAATATCATTATCCGACCCGACACAAACAACCGAGACCGTATTGTCTGGCGTGGCCAGGTATATCGCCCATTCTCAATCCAAGAACGCGGTATCATTGCGGATAGGTTTACAATCCTGTCTGTTGACTGTATTCAGGTTATGCCTGAAGAAATGGTCAATGACCCTCAGTTTCAGACATACGCTTCTTAAGGAGATACAATGGCCGTTACTCATCAATCTTTCACTGTAGGCACCAGTCCCGTTTTACTTGTTACAGTCCCAGAAAAAAGCCAAGAAACAACTGTTCAAATCGTTAATGACGATAACAACAGCATCTATATTGGCGATGCAACTGTTACAACTAGCGGAGTAGACAGGGGCCTTACAGTAAAGAAGGACTCTGTTTACAGCATCAAACTAAATGCGGGCGATAAGCTCTATGGAGTTGCCGCTATTGCTACAGGCTCTAACGCCGTATCCGTTCTCTACTCAAGTGTATTTCCAAGCTAATGGCTAAAGACACTAACCCTTGTTGGGATGGCTACGTTCAAGTAGGCATGAAGATGAAGAACGGAAAAAAGGTTCCGAACTGCGTACCTGCAGGCTCTGGAAAAAAGAAAGTTGCAAAACCTACTACAAAGAAGGCTGGTAAAAAATAATGTGCGCAGCATGCGGATGTGGAAAGAAAAAGGGCGAGCCAGGCTTTGGCAAGGGCCCAAAGAAGACTGCTAAGAAGGCAGCCGCTAAGGGAATGTCCCCAAAGCAGAAGAAGCTTGATGTTGATAAAGACGGCAAGCTAGAAGGCTCTGACTTTGCTGCTCTACGAAAGAAGAAGAAGTAATGTGCGCCACCTGTGGCTGCATGAAGCCAAAGGATAAGCACGGTATGAAGTCCCTAGCTGCTGCTAATAAGAAGTTTGCTAAGAAGGCAGCGCCTTCAAAGGCTAAGAAAGCGGCTATGCCTAGAAAGAAAGGCATGTAATGAAGAAGGTTACCTCTGGCGGCACTAAGCCATATAACAAACTAAACGACAAGGCTCAGGATGCCAAGACCACTCGTGGCTTGGACAAAGAAGAAAAAGCCAAGTTTGAGAAGATGGACAAGCAGCATCGTAAGCCTGTCAACCAAAAGGAAGACACCTACATGGACAAGGCAAACGTAGAGCGCATCAAGGAACGCGAGCGAGCTCACGAAGCTAAAGAAGGCAAAAAGGGCGAAAAGGCTGAAGACAAAAAAGAAGTCAAAAAGAAGAAACCAACAAAAAAGAAGTAAGGTTAAGGCCCCGCAAGGGGCCTTTTTCTTTATACTTATATTGACCTCATGCGGGGGTCAAGCTTTACCTTGCGAAGTGCGTTGCTTAGTCTTAGGAGACTTGCCATGTCTAATGTAGACAAACCAGATGAAGTGGCTTTTGCTAAAGCCGCTATAGAAAATCTCCCTTCGCAGGATGATAAAAACAAACAACTTCTTGGTCTTGGCGCAGCGTACATCTTAGGTAGAGTGGCTAGACGTGTACGAGGACGATAAAAACATAGAAGTTGCGGCCTCTGATGCCGCATACAATCTAATCCCTCAACTGGAGTCTCTCCTTGCCCTCTCAGCCGATGCTATGGGCTGGCCAGACAATATTATTTCGCGTCTAACTATTACCTATGATGACGGGAAACTTACCCTGACCTACCCAGAAGACATCGCTAAGCAGGTAGATGACCTTGAGTACGGAGCTGAAGGAAACCCTCCTCGCGCCCTTATCCGTAACTTTACACGTAGAGCCGAAAACGCTATTCAAAAGTCTTTGGCTAATAACACCCTGGACCTTCTATTAGAGATGAAGGAGGTGTTCTAATGGGAAACCCATTTATTATTGCTGAGGACGCTGCTCTTAAAGCTCACCTAGCTGGAATGACAGTATCTGACGAGAAAAACGCGGCGCGCCCAGTAAAGGTGTGGTTTGGCTACCCAGACGTGGAAGTACGTGCGCAAGAGTTCCCATTCATAACTATTGACCTTATTGACATCAACCCTGCAAATGACCGCCAGCACTCTGGGGTTATATACGACGCAGACTATAACGGTACTTTGCCTTTGGCAACAACCGCTCAATATAAATACACAATACCAGTGGCATACGACCTTGTGTATCAAATTACATCGTATGCGCGTCACCCACGCCATGATAGAGCTCTAATGATGCAGCTCTTAAATAAGTTTCCATCAAAGTTCGGAAAACTAGCTGTGCCTAATTTTACAGGTACAGAGACTGGTTACCGTTCTATGTTCCTGGATGGATTTGTAAAACGAGACGCGGTAGAAAGTGAAACTGGAAACCGTCGTCTTCTAAGGAACGCCCTTTCTGTAAGAGTTGTCAGTGAGATGACTCCTACAGTAGCTGCCTCTCTAGTACCACTTACAGAGACAGTGTTCTTGGATAAGACTTCGACTCCCCCTTCTGGATACCAGACCGTTTAACATATGTTACCTATGAGACAATTTAAGGAGATAATCTAATGGCATTTCAACGCCCTGGGGTGTACGTCCAAGAGACGCTTAACCCTGTTCAGTCTGTAGTTGGTTCCAACTCAGATTCATATGGTGCTTTTATTGGACCTAACGACCGTGGCCCAGTCAACACACCTACTCTTGTTACATCCTGGAGCCAGTATGTAACGCTGTTTGGTCAGTGGAATACAACAGCATCTAATGACCTACCTCTTGCTATCTACATGTTCTTTGCAAACGGCGGAAGCGCTTGCTACGTTGTTCGTGTAGTTGGTAGCAGCTCAGCAGTTGCAACACGTAGCTTTAGCGACCGTGCGTCTACCCCGCTTGCAACACTAAGACTATCTGCGGCAAACGTAGGTATCTGGGGTAACGACATTAACGTATCTATTTCAGATGCAACTACAACTGGCCTTTTTGATGTGACGATTTATTATGGTGGAAACACCGATTCAGAGATTGTTGAAAAGTTTACTGACCTTTCAATGACAGCTACAAACACACGCTATGCTCCAAACGTAATCAACAATGGTTCAAAGTTTGTAGTCGCTCTTGATTTAAATAACGTAACTACGGGTGCAACTAAGAACCCATCAGTTGTTACAAACCAATCACTATCTAGCGGTACAAACGGTGGCGCAGTTTCTACAATCGCAACCTACACCTACTTTGATACAGTTCTTCAGTCTTTGGTTTTAAACGTGCCAGGATTCACTGACGCTACAACAGTTAACGCAGCAATTGCTTACGCAGTAGCTCGCGGAGATATATTTGTTGTTATCGACTCAGCGGTTGCTTCTGGAGTTGACATGGAACTAGGAGCACCTGCTACCTCTAGCACACAGCTAAACCTTGCTGCTTCTTACACAGCGTCTTCACAAGCTGCTGTCTATTACCCACGCCTATACATCGCAGACCCTACTTTGGGCTTAGGTGCGGCTACAGGTCAAACAAAGCTAGTTGGAGCTGGTGGAGCTGTTGTCGGTCTATACGCTGCAACAGATGCTTCTCGCGGAGTATTTAAGGCGCCAGCTGGTCTTCAAGCTCGTCTTGCAGGAGTAGTTTCTGTAAAGAAGCTAACTAACGCAGAGCTAGACATTGCTAACTCATCTGCCGCACCAGTTAACGCAATTAAGTTTGTTGCGGGAACAGGTATTGTAGTAATGGGCGCTCGTACGCTAAAGGCTGGATATGTTGATAAGTACGTACCAGTTCGTCGTACACTTATCTACTTGCGTAAGTCTGCAACCGACCTTACTGAGTTTGCCCTATTTGAGCCAAACGACGCTTTCCTATGGCGCCGTGTAAAAGCTGCTTTGAGCAGCTTCTTAACTAACTTCTGGGCACAGGGTGGCCTAGTTGGAGCAACACCAGCAGAGGCATACTATGTCCGATGCGATGAGTCAATCAACCCTCAATCACTAATTGATAACGGCGAACTCCACATTGAAATTGGTGTGGCTCTTCAGCGACCAGCTGAGTTCGTAATTGTCAAAATTGGTCAGTTCAACGGTAACACTACCGTTACTGTGGCGTAAAGGAGATAAACAAAAATGCCAAATAGTTCAATCGGTAAGTTCTCTACTCTGGCGTCTGACCCGTTACGCTCGTTTCGGTTCCAAGTAGAGTTTACAAAAGCGGACACGGACCCATTTAGTACCAAGCTGCTTACATCAAATGCAGCCCCTAACGGGGCTATTCAAGATGGCTGGATTGGTGGATTCTCATCAGTTAGCGGGTTGAGCATTACAACTCAATCTATCCCATATCGTGAAGGCGGCTACAACACAACTGTCCACCAGATACCTGGTATGACAACTTTTGGGCCAATCTCACTACAGCGTGGCGTTCTATACGGAAATGACCAAGCAATCACTTGGATGCGTGGAATGTTTGCAGCAGTTGCTGGAGATGGATT